CTTGGTTTCCAGCACGGTCCCGCCCGCGAGGCCCGCGCCCTTCTTCTTGTACCACACCTTGCGCGGCGTCAGCACCCAGCTTCGGTTGGCTGGCTCGACCATGTCACGGTCGATAAAAATCTGCGGCCCAACACTTAGGGCCGCATTATCGAGAGCCATGCGCCACGCACCGTTCATCGACTTCTGGCTGTCGGCCATGATCTCGGGGATGCCGTAGCCAAAGATGCTGCCCTCGCTCTCCTCGAAGGTGAACAGCGAGTAGAGGCTTTCGCCGCTGTCGAGCGGATAGCACGGCGCCAGCTTGAGGATTTTGCCCTCGCACAAATAGCAGATGACCTTGACCTCGTTGAGCGGGTCATTCTCCGTCTCGACGGCGATGGCCTCTTCCTCGCGGTCCAGCGCACGCAGCACCGTGGCCACGTCCTCGTTGGTCAGCGGGCCATGATATTCCCAGCCGACAAAGCGGTCGCGGATGACATCGGTGGCCCCGGTGATGGCGCGCAAATTGACGAGATAGTTCATGCTGCTGTCGTTCAGCACTTGGCCGATGGTGCGCTCTTCGATGATCGCTCGCACGGCGTCCTTGGAAAAGCCGCGCTCCTTGGCCAGCCGCCTGAGGTCTTTGCCGCTCCACAGGTGGCGTTCGAATTCAAACTCCCTGTCTTCCGGCCTTATCGCGCTCATGTCGGGGAAGTAGCTCCACGGGTCCACCCACTTGTAGATCGGCGCCGGGTCTTCCTCCCGCTGGTAGACGTATTCATCGTCGAGCTTGATCCAGTGGCCACGCAAATTGTCCCCGGCCAACGGGCCTTTGACGATGCCGGTGCCGAGACGAACGCTGTCGCGGATGGCCAGCCTGCACTCCGCTGCGTACTCGCACTCGACTAACTGGTCCTGCATCTCGCGCCGCATGGCCTCGCCGCGCTTCTGCGCCTCGCCTAGTTCTTGTCGCGCCTTCCCGGCAACGTCGAGAGCAGTTTGAGCGCCTGCTGCTGCAACTTGCGCGCCCGCTTCTGTAGGCGCTTGATTAGCTTGTTCGACCATTTGCTCGGCTTGGGCGAGCGCTTCTTTGGCTGTTTCATGGAGTGTTGGCACCGGGGTTGGCGTGATGTCCCAGTTCTCCTCGTCTGTGGGAAACAGCAACGCCGATAACCGTGCCTCCCAGCTATTGGATTTCTTGCGGGTGATCTTGACGAAGGCGCGGCTCTTGGTGCTTTCGGTCAACTGGCTTTCGGTCTTCTCGTCGTAGCGCCCGTGGAACGCCCGCATATTGGCCAGCCAGCGGGTTTCGACGTGGCCTTTGCGGGTGACTTGATCCTTGGCCAGCGCTTCGAGCCGGTCAACGATACTGCCCAGCTTGTCCTGAATTTCAGTTTCAGTAGGACCGCTCGGCGGTTCTTCTGCCAGCATCGGAGCCGTGGCCATGGGTCTATCTTCCTAACAGGCCGGGGCGCCTTTGGTTGAACATCGGCATCGCTCTTTGCGAGACGTATTGCTGCAATTGCTGCTCGCGGGCAATCTGATCGTCGGGCGGCGGACCAGCCGCCTGCTGCTCGGCAAGCATCTGCGCCCGCTGGGCGGCAACCATCCGCGCTTGCTCCGCTGCCTGCCTGCCCATCACCGCGCCGCCGACCTTGGCCGCCATCTGGCGCGTGGCTGGGTTGGCCAGCACCTCTTTCACCGCCTGCTGACGGCCAGCGGGAAGGGCAGGCGTCTGCTCTCGCTGGGCTATGAGCGCCTGCATTGCGGCATCGCGTGGGTCCGGGGGCGCGGGTGCGCCTGCGGGCGCTCCGCCACCAAACTCGCTGAGGTCTCTGGCCACGGGAACGACACCTGCCGCGTCGAAGGCAGGCGGCGCTGGCTTGATCAAGGCGCCCGGCGGCGGTCCCATTGGCCGCTGCACCGGGACGATGCCCGCTTTGCTGAAGGCTGGCGGTTGGTACTGCTGGACCACCTGTTTCTTGAGTTGATTGGCGGCGTTCGTGAAGCTGGTTGGCATGGTCAATATCCTGCTACAGGATCGGCACCGTCCATCGGCACCGCGATGTCGTCAAAACCCGGTTGCTTGGCCACCGTCCGCCCAGAGCGGACCAGATAGCGCATAACATCCATCAAGTGGTCATGCTTTTTTACGATACGCCCATTCTCGTCGCGGCGGTAGAGGCGGTATTCGTTGAAGAAGTTGAGCAGGTGGCTCATCACCTTCAATCTGCCGGTCGAGAGCGCTGCCCACGTATCGTAGAGGCCCGCGTCCACCGCATTGTCGGCCATGCTGAGGTTGAGGCCAAGCTGGCGGTAGAGGTCAAACAGCTTCTCGCCATCGCGCTGGGACGAGCCGTGCGCGGCTGGATCGCAAACCCCGCTCATCCAGTCGCCACGGGCCTTGATCGCTTCGGCGTGGACCGCCGGTTCGGCAATCCCCCGGTAATGCTCGGCATAGAGGTACTGGATGCCCGTGCTGGGGTCCCATGCCGACCACAGCGCTGCCGTCCGGTTCCAGCCCACGTCGAGGCCATAGCAGCGTGGCCACCACACCGGGATCGGGAAGTAGGCGACCGCGATGTCGCTTTCGGGGATGGGATAGATGGCGCCTGAGCCAAGGCTTGGGATGCCCTTGCTGCGGGCGTCCCGCAGATACGGCGGGATGCTTTCCAGCAGGTCCTGCTTGGCCTCCGGCGAGAGATGGGGCGCGTCTTCCCAGCCCGCCGTCACCAGATATTTGCTGTTGGTGATCTCGGGCATTATTTCTTTTTCGCCTTCCGCGCTTTGCGCTGGATGTCGTAGGCGATAGCAACCGCCTGCTTTTGGTCATAGCCCTCTTTGACCAGCCGCTTGACGTTCTCGCTGAACGCGCTCTTGGACTTGCCCTTCACCAGCGGCATGGCTCGCTCCTCAGAAGGTTGATGTGACGATGGCCAATCCGAAAATCAGGATGACCACGATCAACGCGCCGATGACGATGCACGGGCCGGTGCGGATGGCTCGCTTGGCATCGCGTTCAAACTCTGGGTCCATGGCCATTCACCCAAAAATGAAAATTGCAATGATGGCCACCACCACCACGATAAGGATCGCACGCGGGGCCATGATGATCGCCCGGCTGAGGGCGCGAGAAAGCGGGCGATTTTTCACCGCGCCTCCAACTCTTCGACCCGCTTCGTCAGCGTCTTGACCGCCTCGATCAGCACCGCGCACAGCCTGCCGTAATCGACGGCGAGGAAATCGTCTTCGTCCTCGCTGCCGCTGACCAGCGCGGGCAGGACCGCCTTCAACTCTTGGCCAACGATGCCGATGTGCTGCTTGCTGCCCTCGCGGTAGCGGACCCCGCGCAACCGCTTGGTGAGGGCGAGCGCGTTGCGGATTGGGCGCACATCGCGCATATCGCGTTCGTCGGCCTTCAGCGAGACGCCGCCCGCTGCCGTGAACGCTCCGCTATGGAGAAGCTGACCCGCAGCGTTCCAGCGTAGGTAGGAAAACTGGGCGGTGATCGGGTCGTCGGTGACTTGCAGGTAGGCGTAGCCGTGACCAGAATTGCTGCGGATGCGGATGCCGCCCGTGGTGCCAGCGTTGGGCGTCTTGCAGTCGAGCAGGCTAATGATGCCCAGTTGGCCGTCATTGCTGAAATGAGCGATGTTTACCCCGCCTACCCAAAACTTATGCTGGGCGGCGGCTGGAGCCATGTAATCGAATTGTCCGCTCGATACGCCGAGGCCATAGACTGCGCCCGCCCCGTCGTTAAACAGCTTTAGCTTGGCCCTCGCGGCATCCCCCGCAACATCGCTGAACGATCCCCCCATGCTGATATGGATCGGGTTCGCGCCGGAGGTAGGCGCAGAGACACCCATCGTCATATTGCTGGTCGTGGAAATCCCGCCAGTGACGGCCAAGCCAGTCGCTCCAACCGCACAAATATCAACGCCGCCCGCGCCGAGTTGCAAGTTGCCGACCTGCGAGCGGACGAAACTCTGCCCGCCCGTGTGCAGCAGCATCAGCTTGTCGGTGCCGACATACATCAGGCCGCTGGCGATGATGTCGCCAGTGACAGACAAGCCGGTGGAGCCAAATGCTGCGATCTGTGTGCCGGATAGCGTTACGTCGAGCGACAGCCCGCGCAAACTTAACGCCTTATATGCGCTGCCAGTGCGGTCGTAGCTTAATATGATCCCAACCGTGCCATTGTGGCTAAATTCAAGGTTCTGCCCAGAAGCCTTGAAGCCCCCGCCAGTTACGGAAAGGCCATTGCCGATGGTTCCTAGACCACTGGTGGT